CTGACTCCTTATATGCTCTTAATGGTGGAAGTAATAATCCTTCCGGTGATACTTTCTTTAAAAATATGTTTGGATTTTCGCGCGCTGATTTGGCTTATAAATTGTATAATTATCTTGGTTATGGAAACTTGGTCAAGGATGCTCCTCCTTCTGGTTCTCGTTTTTGGTCTACTTCTTTGCAAAGAACAGATGCTTCTTCCAATTATACTCAGCAGTATATTCAGAATAATTACGTGAACCTTTTTCCTCTTTTGGCTTATCAGAAGATTTATCAAGACTTTTTCCGTTGGTCTCAATGGGAGAGTGCTAATCCTTCTTCTTATAATGTTGATTATTTTTCTGGAGTTTCTCCTTCTTTGATTCCGACCCTTCCTTCCGCTTCTAGTAATTATTGGAAATCTGATACAATGTTTGACCTCAAATATTGTAACTGGAACAAGGATATGTTGATGGGTGTTCTCCCGAACTCTCAGTTTGGAGATGTTGCTGTTATTGATATTTCCGACTCCGGAGTTTCCAATGTTGTTTTGGGTCCTGATGGTAAAAAGAGTACAGTTAGTGTTGCTTCTGCTATCTCTTCTAGTTCTGCACCAGTTCCTTTCTTTGCTTCGCAAGCCTCTGCCTCTAATACTGTACCTCTAGGTTCTACTCTTCGTGTTGATTTGTCTACTTTGCAATCCCAGTTCACTGTTCTTGCCCTTCGCCAGGCTGAAGCTCTTCAGCGTTGGAAAGAAATCAGTCAATCTGGAGATAGCGACTATCGTGAACAGATTCGTAAACATTTTGGCGTGAAACTTCCCCAGGCTCTTTCCAATATGTGTACTTATATTGGTGGCATTTCTCGTAACCTTGATATCAGTGAGGTTGTTAATAATAATCTTGCTGCTGAAGGTGATACTGCCGTTATTGCTGGTAAGGGTGTCGGTGCTGGAAATGGTTCATTTACTTATACGACCAGTGAGCATTGTGTCGTTATGTGTATTTATCATGCCGTTCCCTTGCTTGATTATACAATTACTGGTCAAGACGGTCAGCTACTTGTAACTGATGCTGAGTCTCTCCCGATTCCTGAGTTTGATAATATTGGTATGGAAGTTCTTCCTATGACGCAAATTTTCAATTCTCCAAAAGCTTCTATTGTTAATCTGTTCAATGCTGGTTATAATCCTCGTTATTTCAATTGGAAGACAAAACTTGATGTTGTTAATGGTGCGTTTACCACTACCCTCAAGTCTTGGGTTTCTCCCGTAACCGAGTCTCTCCTTTCTGGATGGTTTGGATTTGGATATCATGACGGCGATGTTAATGAGAATAATAAGGTTGTCTTGAATTACAAGTTCTTCAAGGTTAATCCTTCTGTTCTTGATCCTATTTTTGGTGTTGCTGCTGATTCTACTTGGGATACTGACCAATTATTGGTTAATTCTTATATCGGTTGCTATGTTGCCCGTAATTTGTCTCGTGATGGTATATCTTACTAATATTTGTTTTGATTATGATAGGAAAATTTAATTCTTTGGAATACCTGGAACAAGGTTCTGGATTAATTCCCAATGTCGAGCCTGATGCTTTTGCTGTTGCTCCTGAGTTTGATTGTACTGAAGAGCTTCGTGTAGAGATTGATGATACTGATGAAACTCGTCCGGTGCGTTATACCTCTGATGTTCGTTTGATTCTTCATACTAAGGACTTGGCTTCCCGTGCTGGTCTTGCTATTGCTTCTAAGTTTGGTCAAAGTAAACAATCTGCTTCTCAGATTCAGCAGATTATGGATAAAATGTCTGATGATGACCTTTTGGCAACGGTTCGTTCCCGCCATATTCAGTCACCTTCTGAAATTATTGCTTGGTCTAAGGAATTGTCGGCTTATGCTGAAAATCTTGAAGCCCAGGCACAGGAGTTAATTGAAGTTGAAACTACTAAACAAGAGACAGAAAAAGTGGATGCTGCTTCCGCTGAAGCTGTTTCTTCTGAATAATGGGCTTACTTGGTTCAATCGCTGGTGGTCTCCTTGGTCTTGGTTCTTCTGCAATTCAAAATTCGCAGAATAGGCAAAATGTCCGGGAGACCAATCAGATGAATTATAAGATTAATCAGATGAACAACCAGTTTAACGAACGTATGGCGATACAGCAGCGTAATTGGCAGGAGAATATGTGGAATAAGGAAAACGCTTATAACACTGCTTCTGCTCAGCGTCAACGTCTCGAGGAAGCTGGTTTGAATCCTTATCTGATGATGAATGGAGGTTCTGCTGGTGTTGCTCAGTCTGCCGGTACTGGTGCTACTGCTTCTTCTGCTGGTTCTGCTGTTATGCAACCTTTTCAGGCTGATTATTCCGGTATAGGTTCTTCTATTGGTAATATTTTTCAATATGAGTTGATGCAATCTGAAAAGTCTCAATTGCAAGGCGCTAGACAGCTTGCTGATGCCAAAGCCATGGAAACTCTTTCCAATATCGATTGGGGAAAACTTACTGATGAAACCCGTAATTATTTGAAAAGTACTGGATTGGCTCGAGCCCAGCTTGGTTATGCTAAGGAACAACAGGAAGTTGATAACATGGCAATGACAGGTCTCATTATGCGTGCTCAGCATTCTGGTATGCTTCTCGATAATGAGGCTAAAGGTATTTTAAATAAGTATCTTGACCAACAACAGCAACTTGATTTAAATGTTAAGGCTGCGGATTACTACCAGCGTATGTCTGCCGGATATCTTTCTTATGCTGAAACTAAAAAAGCTTTGGCTGAAGAAGCTTTAGCTGCTGCTCGCACACGTGGTCAGAATATTTCTAATGAAGTTGCTTCTCGTATTGCTGAGTCTCAAATTGCTGCCAATATTGCGGCTAATGAATCTTCTGCGGCTTATCATAATGAAGAACTTCGACTTGGTCTTCCTCAAGACAATGCGCGCAGTAAAAATATTGAGGAATGGTATCGGTCTAGAAATGAGAAGAAGAGATATAAATATTTCGATGCTGATAAATGGGTTGAATATGGCACTAGTATAGGCAACACTATAGGTAATCTCTTGCCTCGTAGGGTTATTTCTAAGTCTTTTTCTCGTTCGATTAATCATAATTCCAACACTGGTTCTAACACTAATTATAATTATAATTATAGTTATAAACGTTAGTATTTTTTTTTACATTTGCCCGGCCGTACTCGATACGTGCCGGGTTTTGTTGTTTGGAGTAACTTCTGGTAACCGCGCGAAGCGTGGTTATACACCTCCTGAATTCCGGGAGACTCGTCGACTGGAATCAGAGCCGTTAGGCTATAGTATTGCCTTCCTTGAAGCTTGACGCTTGCAACGCGTAAGCAATCTCCCTCTAATCTTTTCTCTTCCGTCGCCGCTAAACACCTAAAAATATAAACTGGCGAAGCCTACATGAGTTTGCCCGAAGGGAAAGCGATTTACCTCATCGCTTTCAGTTACCCTCTTGTCTTATATACGCAAACTCACAGACCAGCCTGCCACCCGCATAGCTTATTGTTTATTAATGTTAATATTTCATGTTGACATTTGTTTTTTTCAAATCTTTATTCATATCTTTGTTCTGTCTTTAAAAACAATGTCTAATTTAATTTTTTTATTTTATGGAAAAGTATTATTTGTGCTCCGTTCAATCAAAAACGAATCCCAATCAGAATGAAACTATTCTTGTTTCTGTTGATGAAGTTTCTGAATTTGTTTCTTCACATCTTCGTTCTGATTGTGTTCTTATTATTTCTCAATGTTCAACTTTTAAAGCAATTTCTGATGAAAAGTGAAACTAAATCTAAAATTTGGTCTGCTATTATTGCAGCTGCTGTCAGTCTTCTTACATCTATTGCCCAAATTTTTTCGTAAGTCATGAATCCTGAATTAATGAATTTTATTGAATGGCTTCTCCGCCGGAATATTCATTTTTCTGTTACTTCTTCTCTTCGTACTGTAGAACAGAACAATGCGTGTAATGGTTCTAAAACTTCTCAACATCTGACTGGAGATGCTATTGACCTAGCGCCTATTGATTTTCCGATGGGTGTTTTCTTCTCGGTGATTGAAGGTTCTCCCTTTGAATTTGACCAGCTTATAAGATATCGTACATTTATTCATATTTCCTTTGCTCGTGGCCGTAAGCCTCGTCAAATGAAGCTTGATTTTACTGATAGAAAATGATTACCAAGGAATTGCAGAATAAGCTAGTGACTCGTTGTCAAAATCCTCGTACGGTTGTCAACAAGTATACGCATGAGTCCGTTCTTGTTTCTTGCGGACGTTGTCCTTCTTGTGTTCTTCGTCGGTCTGCTGTTCAAACAAACCTTCTCACTACTTATTCTGCTCAATTCCGTTATGTATATTTTGTCACTCTTACTTATGCTCCTTGCTTTCTTCCTACTTTGGAGGTTTCGATTATTGAAACTTGCACGGACGATATTGCGGATGTACCCTGCGTTCCCAATATTAATGACTTGGACGCTGGTGACCCTAACACTTATTTGTTTGGTTTTCGCAGCGTTCCTCGTTCCGCTTCTGTTAAGTTGAAAAATTCTACCGTCGAACGCACTTTTAAAGACCCTGAAGTTCGGTTTACTTATGGCATGAAACCTAAGGAGCTTTTGTCTATTCTTGGAAAGATTAAACATAATATCCCCAATAGGATTCCTTATGTTTGTAATCGTGACCTTGATTTGTTTTTAAAACGATTAAGAAGTTATTACCCGGATGAAAAATTACGTTACTACGCTGTATCAGAATACGGCCCTACCAGTTTCCGCCCGCATTGGCATCTGTTATTGTTTTCCAATTCCGACCGATTCTCGCAAACTATTCTTGAAAATGTATCTAAGGCTTGGTCTTACGGACGTTGTGATGCGTCACTCTCGAGAGGATTCGCAGCTCCGTATGTTGCGTCGTATGTTAACAGTTTTGTCGCTTTACCCGACTTTTATACTCAAATGCCAAAAGTGGTGCGACCTAAATCCTTCCATTCCATTGGATTTACAGAATCAAATCTCTTTCCTCGAAAGGTACGAATTGCCGAAGTTGATGAGGTTGCCGATAAGTGCCTTGATGGCGTCCGCGTTGAGCGCGATGGATATTTTCGCACAATTAAGCCTTCTTGGCCGTATCTCCTTCGACTATTCCCCCGATTTTCGGACGCTATTCGTAAATCTCCATCGAGTATTCACCAGTTACTTTTTGCTGCGTTCACAGCGCCCGAACGAGTCATTCGTAGCGGATGCGCTGATATAGGATGTGACCCTTTTAATGAGTCTTCTAAGCAAAGTATTTTGTCTTTTTGTAAGCATTATTTAAATTATGTAGATAATTATGGAAAATCAAATGAATATAGGAACTTCCTCTCTCCTCAGGCGAATTTACCGCATAGTGATATTCTCATTCTTTCTGAATGTCGTTTGTACGATGGTGTTGATTTGGAAACTACTCATCGTGTCTCCCGTTTATACCGCTTTTTTCTCGGAATTTCGAAATTTATTCGAACATATTCAACAGATGGATGCTCAGAACTCTTCTGGTCCAGCGGCACTTCTGGAGGAGAACTCTTTTGTCGAGAGAGATTTTTGCGAATAATCTCTGAGAAAATAGTTAATTTTTGGAATCGTTACGAGTACAATCGCCTTGTTGATTTTTATCAAACCTTGGAAGATTCTAATGATAAGGATTTGGTAGATTTTGAGCTTCGTAACTATTCTTTCCGTTATAATAGGACTGTTCTTGATAAGGTAAAACCTTACCATGAATTACCTCTTGTTCGTCGTTTGGCCGCCGCTTCATTGATGAAATGTCGGGATAAGGTCAAACATAAGAGGCTTAATGATTCATTTGGTATTTTTTCTTATCATGACTGATAATGTTTTATTTTAAATTTTTTTTTATGGCTTCTTATACTGGAATGTCCAATCTCCAGAATCATCCTCACCGTTCTGGATTTGATATTGGACGTAAAAACGCATTTACTGCGAAAGTTGGTGAGCTTCTCCCTGTCTACTGGGATATTTCTATGCCTGGTGATAAGTACAAATTCAACATTGAGTATTTCACCCGTACTCAGCCCGTTGAGACTTCTGCTTATACCCGTTTGCGTGAATATTTTGATTTCTATGCTGTTCCGTTGCGCCTTCTTTGGAAGTCTGCACCTTCTGTGTTGACACAAATGCAGGATATTAATCAGATTCAGGCGTTGTCTTTGACCCAGGGAGATTTGGAGGAGTTGGCCCGGTCTATTCA